GCCGACCGATGAACGCACTCGCCGGGTCATGGGTCGCATCGCCCCACGCGCCGCGATCGCTGACGAAGTCCTCTGAGAGTTCGCGGACCTCGTCGACGTTGAGGATCTTCCCGCCCTGCGTCGCGGCGATCGCCGCGTAGGCCGCTTCGGCATCCGGCTGCGCGAGTCGTTCCGTGAATCGGTCGTGGACCGCCTGCTCCTCCGCCTCGAGCTCGGTGTAGGGTCGCGCCTGAAAGAACTCCGTGCGCGGCTGGCCAGGCCGACGCGCCGTCGGCACGCCGGCGAGGGCGTCCCGCAGCTGCTGCTCGAGCACGCCGACGTCGCCCGCGGTCGGCGCACGCTGGGGCGTCGTCGAGGGTTCGACGAGCTGCGGCTTGGGATAGCGGATGCTGATGATCTCGCCGGTTGGCAGCGTCGCCGGCAGTTGCGCGTAGTCCGGCGTGAACGTCTCCGGCGCCGCCGGTGTCTCGGGCACCGGGATCCCGCGTGCCTCGAGCGTGGCGGCGGTGACGGTGGATTGATCGAGCGCGCCCCCGTTGACGTTGTAGAGCGCCATCGGGGGGCCGTCGGGCGTCTCTTGCCACCCGAGGAACGTGGCCCCTTCGCCCGCGTCATTCCTCGCCACGACCGTCTCGGGACGGGAGACGATCGTCTCGCTTCCGGCGCCAATCGTCTCCGCCGCAGTCACGGCGCCGCCGCTGCGCGCGGCCCAGGCGCGATACCGACTGAGCGCCGTCTGACCCTCGCGCGCCGGCAACGCGTCGAACATCGACGCCACGAGTGCAGCTTGCTTCGCCGCATCCTGCGGCGAGGAGCGCCCCGTGGCGGTCAGCCGCGCGGTGACGTCCTGGACGATCGCCTGGCGGTCGGCGGCGGCCTGCGCTGGCGCCGCGCTCTCCTCGCGTACAGCGTGTTGCTGTACAGCCTCGACCTGCGCCTGCGTCTCGCGGGCATTGGCGTGATCCGGTGAGAGGCGCAGCTCCTGTGCGAAGAACGTCTCGTGCCCCGTGCCGACCATCTGGGTGAGATAGCGCGCGGTGGGAATCGCGAGATCGCTGCTCGCCGGCGAGACCATCGCCCGGCGATAGGCGTCGGGATCGCCGGTGAGCTCGAAGGCCACCTGCACGGGATCCTGGCCCTTCGACTGGAAGTACGCGGTGAACGTGTCGGCGGGCGCGTAGACGTGCGTCAGTCCGTCCTTGGCCGCTTGCTCCACGAGTGCGCTGAAGGCCTCGGGCGCGCGTGCACGCGTCTGGCTCCCGCCCGCCGCGGCGTGCAGGTCGGTGATCACCTGCGCGTGCCGCCGCGAGACCGCGTTGACGCCTCCACCCATGGCGGAGCCGACGAGCGCGCCCATCACGGCGTTCTCGGCGACGCCCTCGTCGAGCGGTCGCCCTTCCGCGGCGTTCTGGAGCACCTGCTCGACGATCGACTGTGGCAATTCCTCGAGCAGCCCTTCGGAGACGGCGCCGTAAATCACGGACCGCGTCAGCCCCCGCGCGGCGGCCTCGCTCTTCGCGGCGGCGGCGAGCATCGTGTCCACGTCACCGATGCCGAGCCGTTGCGCGAGGCGGCCGCCGAAGACGGAGATGACCCCTGTGGCCGCCCCAGACGCGACGGACAGCGCGGATTGCGCCGGCGTGAGCGTGCCCGTGGGCGAGTCGGTGCGCACCTGCTCGGCGGTGCTGCCGGCCTGGAGCACGCCCTCGCCGACGGCCCCGGCGACCACGGCGCCGATGGCAGGCGCGAGTTTGAGCGCCCCGCGCGCCACGCCGGCGCCGCCGAGTAACAGGGAGGCCGATTCGAGCACTGCATGCCCGATGACGGAGGGATTCGACAGGGCCGCTTCGGCCTTGCCGATTACTCCCTTGGCTTCCTGCACGCGGAGGAAGGCCTGCCGCTGCGGGTCCGAGTAGTACGTGTCGAGAATGGCCCGTGCTTCGGCGGGTCGATAGCCCACCATCTCGAGCCCTTTACCGACATGACCGAGCGTGACGATATCGGCCACGCCGACGACCGCCTCGGGGAGCGCGATTGCACTCTTCAGGAGCGAGAGGCCGATGTCCCCGCCGCGGCGCAAGGTGCGCTCGAGCAGCGACAACGACTCGTGGTCGTCCTGCGCGATCGCGGCGTTCGTGGGCTGCGACAACCAGGTGGCGAGCGCCGGCGTGTCGCGGATCACCGCCTCGTAGTCGCGCCCGTCGATCGTCGCGCGCTTGCGCACGTCGTCGAGGTTGCGGAGCACGACGTCGTCGGGCAGTCCGGTCTGCTGCGCCAGACGCTGGGCGGCGGCGGCCCGGTCGGGCGTGTTGTCGAGCGCGGTCCGCTCGCTGACCCGCAGCTGCGCCTCGCGATCGCGCGCCTGCTGCTGCAGGAGGGCGTCATACGGGTTCGCCGTCGGCGCCGGCGTCCGCTCAGCCGCGCCCCCCTGGAGCAGCGCGTCGTATTGGTTCGCCGGCATCAGCGCGCGCTCCCGGCAGCCAGCTTCGCGAGATACAGGTTCAAGCGCTCGACGTCGTTGACCGGCCGTCCGGCGCGGCGTAGCGCGTCGTCGATCTGGCGCCGGTCAGTGGCGGGGATCTCCGCGACGGCGACACGGTTGCGTGCCCACTCGGGCAGATCGCGCGGCGCGACATCGAACACGCGCTGCGGGTCCCCCCCGACATGGACCTCGATGAGCAGCGCGTCGGCGAGCCGCTCGATCTCCTCGTTGGTGACCTTCTTCCCCGTCTGGCCCTGGAGCGCCGCCACGCGCTGATCGAGGACCGACAGGAAGCGATCGGCGCGGGCGCGGTCGCCACTCTTCCGTGCCGCCTCGCTGTCGCTCGTGTTGATGCCGACCTTGCGCAGCGCGCCCTCGGCGATCTGCTGGTTGGTCCGGAATCCGTCGAGGGCGTCCGCCGTCTTACTCTTGAGCAGCTGCTCTCGCTCGTTAAGGAGGCGATTGACGTTCGCTGGGCCAATGTCCGGGCGCATCTTGAGGATTTCGCCGTCCGTCAGCGCTTTGAGTTTCTCGGGATTCGCCTTCACCTCGAGATACGTGCCGTAGCCCCGATCTTCGAGCTCGCGTTCGGCGCGCTGCGCCTGGGTGTAGGCACGCGAGTCGCGCGACGCGGCGAGCGCTTCGCGATGCTCGGCCTCTCGGGTGTACTCGGCGATCACCTTCGCCTGCACGATGCCATCCGACAGCCGGAACTCCTCGAGCATGCGCACCTCCGACAGCGGTCGCCGCTGGGCCATCGCGCCCCAGATCGCCGAGTCGCGATCGTCCTGGCGTTCGCGCCTGGCGTCATCGACGCCCTGCTTGCGCTCGCGCAGGTACTGAATCGCTGCGCGGTACGCTTTCGGATCGTCCTTGAACCGCGTGCGCGCGGCCGCTTCCATCTTGTCGAGCTGAATCGCGGTCGCGTCGTCGGTCGGATCCGGCGCGTTCTTCTGCCAGATGTCATCGGCCGCGGCGAAGGCCTTCGCGTCTCGAGCGCCGTTGGCGAGCTGCTCCTCGAGCTGCGCCTTCACGGGTCCCGTGATCTGGTCACGGACCTCGTGGAAGTACTCCTCCGCCGCAATGTCCTCCTGTTTCGCGATCAGCCGCTGGATCACGCCGACGTGCGTCTGCGAGGCGAGCTTCTCTTTGAGCGCGGCCGCGGCTTCGGGCCCGAGCTGCAGGCGGGTCGCGTAGCGATCGACGGTGGTCTTCTGCGTGGCGAGCTGCTCGGCGATCGTGGCGACGCGCTGCTCGGCCGGTTCGTCGACGGCGGCGATCGCCGCGTTCACCGAACTCTCGAGCGCGGCGTTCACCTCGCCGACTTCGTACTGCCCGAACTTGTTCGACGCGTGCGTGTCGTAGCGATCGTGAAACGACGCCCGCCGCCGATCGCGCATGCGCGTGAGTGCCAGCTGCTGCTCGGGGGTCTTCGCCGCTGTGAGGATCTGGTCGGCCTGCTCGTCGTATTCCTTGGTGTATTGCTCGCGCAGGTCCATCGGTTCGCGGCCGCCCTTGTGCAGGACCCCGCGATCCTTGTCGTGCAGCAGCAGCGAATCGAGCTGATTGAATTGCCGCTCGGCGGTGAGCTCCGCGAGCTCGTTGGCGCGCTGCCGCTCGGCGAGCTGGCGCTTCTGGACCTCGACCAGGCCGGCGGATCCCAGACGCGCGAGCGTCTCGCCGAACCCGCCGCCGGCGGCGTCGGGCGTGAGCGCCGCATCCTTCTTGGCGCCAGTGATCGGATTGGTGCCGACGCGCGGCTGACCGTAGCTTTCGACGACCGGCATCAGCGGGTCACCGAAGGAAAGGTGTTGAAGGTAGAGGCGGCGCCGGCAACGCGTCGACTCGGGAGGGGCACTTCGCCGCCGCCGCCCGAGGGATTGTGGGTGCCCCACCCGTACCGTTGGAGCAGGAGCGAGCCAGTCCCGCCCAGAATCGTCGAGGCCGCGCCCCAACGGCCTGCGCTCTGCGCGATCTGGCCGCCCCTGCGGTAGTTCTCGGCCTGAGTCGTGTAGCCCAGTGCCTCGCGCTCGGCATTGCGCCGGATGCGCTCCAGGTCGGAGGCGCCGAGCCGCTCGGCATCCTGGCGGACGTCGACGGCGCTGCCAACGCCGACGTCGACGTTCTGACCAGAGAAGCCCGCGCGCTGCGTGCCGATGAGGCCGCGCACCTGGCGCCGGAATTGACTGACCTCCTCGGCGCCGCGGCGCGTCGCGTCGACGGCCTGCTCGTCGGCGACGCCGGCGTTGAAGTCGGCGATCCGCTTCTGGTCATCGCCCGCTTTCTTCTGCGCGCGCGCGCTCATCACGGTGCCGGCGATGAGCGACCCGATCGCGAGTGCTGTCCCGACTGCCATCGCTTAGCCTCCGAGTCCGTAGTGCGGCAGCAGGGCCAGCACGGTGAGCGGCGTCGGGTCGGTGTGGCGCACGCACACGCGCCCGTGCTCGTTGAAGTAGATCTGCGGCGTGAGCTCGACGCGCCCGGTGTACGGCGTGTCGTTCGTCTGCCAGAGGCGCGCCTCGACCGTCCGCAGGTGCGAGAAGTCCGGCCCGACCTGGAAGCCGCGGAAGCTTGCCTCGAGCTCGAGCTGCACACGGATCGTGCGCTTCTGCTTCTCGCGCACCGACGCGTCGCCGCCGTCGAGACTGAGGCTCTCCAGGTCCGCCGTGATCGGCAGCCCCGCGTGAATGACACTCGCGGCCGCGGGCAGCGTGATCGTGCCGCCGGCCGACACGGTGAACGTGCCGGCGAGCGCGACGCCGTCGGCGAACACGCGCACGCCCGTCTGGTGCTTCAAGTGCGACAGCCCGGTCATCGTCGCCGTCGGCGAGCCGTCGCGGGTGACGGCGCTATCGAGGAAGCAGGCGTCCTCGACGTCGTCGACGTCGCGCGACGCGAGCCGCTCGATGTAGCGCACCGTCTCGAGCTCGCCGTCGTCGTCGACGTCGATCTGGCGCTGCACGACGACGTAGACCGCGCTCTCCTGGTCCTCGGGAATCACGCAGACCTGCTCGAACAGGCCATTCGTGGTCGCGTGGCGGTGCCAGCCCCAGACGTCCTCGTCGGGGATGTAGGTCAGCCCGAGCAGTACGCCGTCGCTGCGCGCGCACCAGACGACCGCGTCCGGCACCAGCGCGAAGTCCATGTCGACGATGCGCCGGCCCGCGCGGAACAGGTGATCGCTGAAGATTGTCAGGTCGCGGCCGCTGAGGCCCTGCGTCTCCTCGCGATACTCGAGCTCGCGCAGCGCGGTGCCGAGCGCCTGGACGAAGAGCAGCTTGCGGCCGTATTTCAGCGGCGAGACAAAGGCGCTGCCGACGAACCCCTTTTGCAGCGGGTTGATCTTCGTCGGCGTCAGCACGCCGTCGGCGTCGCCCTGCACCACCCACTCGCCGCGATCGGTGAGCATGACGAGCTGATCGAAGCTGACCAGGTGGACGACGGGCTGCAGCTCCTCGCTGACCGTGCGCCAGGTGATCGCGTCGTCGTCCTGCAACGGCGATCGGCGCGTGAAGTTGTTCACCAGGCCGACGCGCGAGGCGTGCACGATGTCGCGCGTGTTGTGCGTGCCGGCGAAGACGCGCCGCTGGTTGTGCGTGACGCTGACCGCCGGGTACTCGTTCGTCGCGTTGAAGAGCGTGCGCGGCTGCGGCGGCGTGAACGCCAGGTCCGGCACCTGGCCGATGTCGTTGAACGCCGTCAGGCCCGTGGCCGTGCCGATGTAGCCGAACGTGCCGTTCTGGGGACCGTCCTCGTAGACGTTGTACTCGCCGGCGCCGGTGACGGCGGACCACGAGACGACGATCGGCGCCGCCGGCGTGCCCTCGGCCGTGTTGACCACGGTGGCCACGGCGGACGCGACCGACTCCTCGAGGGTCACCGCGTCGACGGCGGTGATGACGTACTTCTTCGTCAGCTTGCCGGCCGCGCCGGCCACCGCGGCAGGTCCGGCCGGCGCCGCAATCGCGGCGCCCGTCGTGATGCCGCGCAGCGCCCAGAGCTGCTGCCCGCGGTAGACCAGCTCCAGCGGGGCGTAGTTCAGATGCGTGAGCGTGACGACGGTGCCCTGCTGTGACCAGCAGAGCGGCGCCGGCTCCTGGAAGGCACCCGCGGGATAGGGGGTCGGAATCTCGAGGATGGTCCCGGGCAGCGGGTACCAGTCGTCGGCGTTCGTCGCCGGGTCCTGGTTTAGGTTGTTCGTCTTCGACCAGTAGTTCACGCCACCGGACGACACCAGGTCGCCGATCACGTAGTTGACGACGGCCGACCAGGCCGCGACGCCCGACACTGTGAGCGGCACGCCGCGGCGGTGAAAGCGGAAGTAGCTGTCGCCCGCCTCGATGATGAAGTTCTGATCCGCGGCCGCGAACACGAACCGAAAGAGGAACGTCGCGCCGTCTGTCTTCGCGCGCGCGACGTAGCGGAAGCCCGCGCGGTTCGCGGCGCCACCGGTGCGACGCACGATGAAATTCAGCAGCGTGCGCGCGGCCTGCTGATAGCGCTGGATGTCGCCGCGCGCGGACAGCCCCGGCGAGAGCTCGCCGCCGGCGAACGCGCGGATGATGGCCGCCTCACCCACGACTCATCGCCCCGTGATCCAATCGGGATCGGTGTCGGTCGGCCGCTGCCAGTCCTGCTCGTTGGCGTGTAGCACCTTGTCCTGCGGCAGCAGGTCGCGGTACTTCGCCAGCAGCCGATCGGCGTCCTTGTCATCCTTGCCGAGCGGCTTCGCAATCGCGGCCGCCAGCCGATAGACGAGGCACTGCCGGAACACCGCGTCCGTCACGCGCCCGGGGCAGGGCACACGCCGGATGTATTCGACGCGAATCGGATCGCTCGCCTGGTGGACCTCCTCGGGTTCGTTCGTGTAGAGCACGTCACGCGGCGTGTCGTCCTGCTGCACCTGGAAGGGAATGGGCTTACTGATCGTCTGCCGCCGGCGGCCGCCGATCGGGTCGAGCACCCGCAGCACGCGCAGGCAATTCGACGGCAGTGCGTAGCTGTAGCCCCAGTCGGGATCGACCGGGTCCGACGACGTGCCGCCGACGAGCGTGAGCGCCGCGCTCTTCGTGCGCGCGAAGTTCCACGCATACGCGCGCAGCACCTGGTCGACGATCGTTTTGTAGACCAGGCGGCACGTGAAGCCCTCCTGCGACTGGTCGGTCGCCAGGCTCGAGAGCTGCACGGTGATCCCGGCCTCGCTGAGCGCGAGGTTGCAGAGGCGCGTCGACGCGGCGACGCAGTCGGCGTCGATGTCGGTGTCGAGGTCGCCCGGGTCGAGCGGGTTCGGCTCCGCCTCCTCGTCCTCGTCGTCGAGCAGTTCCTCGGGCTCGGTCCAGTCGCTGTCGCCCGGCGAGTCCGACGCCACCGGCACCTGCTGGCCGGCGATGCTCCAGCCGCCGTTGCCGGCCGTCGCTGAGCCGGGGAACATCAGGTAGTCGTAGACGATGCCGTTGCTGTTGAGCGACACCCCGACGGTGAACGCGTCGAGGCCGCCGCCGGTGATGCCGGTCGTGATCACCGCGCCGTTGCTCACCTGATGCGAGTTGGTGCCGGTGTGCGAGGGGTCGCGACGCAAGGCGACCGAGTTGTGCGGCACGACCACGCCCCACATGGGTCTGCGGCCGCTCGCCGGCGCCATCGAGATGGTGCGCGACGCGGCGCCGTCGCCGGTGTAGCTGCCGATCTGCACGACGCGCGACGCGTCGATGTCGTTGCCGTCGTCGCGGCGGATGAGGAAGAACGGGTAGTCGACGAAGCTCTCACTGGTGATCAGGCCGGCGCGCGCGATCAGCTGGTTCGCGGCAAACGTCAGCGCGTTGGCGATCGCCGTGCCGGTACTCAGGAGGCCGATCTCGTCGACGCCGTAGCCGGGGCCCTTGTAGTAACAGGCCGCCGTCGACGTGCTGCTGTACTCCTCCTTGAAACTCAGCCCCACTTCGGCGGTGAACTCGCTCTCGAGCGCCTGCGTGAACGGCACCATGTTGGGGGCCGCCTGGAGCGCGCCGCTGCGGAAGAACCGCGCGGCCGGGTCCATGATGGCGAAGTAGGCGTACGTGATCGCGTTCTGGTTCGCCTGCCCGTTGGCGCCGACGAGGCGATACACGAAGCGCATCTGCTGGTCGTCGCTCGCGCCGCCGGAGACGAACGTCAGGTCCTGCTTCGGCTGCCCGAAGAGGCCCGCCGTGCCGCCGATGCCCTGCTCGATGCCGCGGTGGCCGCCCGCGCAGGCGCTCCACCAGAACGCGCCACCCGCATCGGACGTGGTCGGCCGGGTGAAGAAGAACAGCACCGGCGCCGGGAACGCCAGGTCCTGCCCGGTGCCGTTGCCGACATACGTGCCCGTCTCGAGAATCACCGGCCCGAACGGCGCGGTCGCGGTCACCCACGGACAGAGCGGGTACGGCGCGTTGTGGAGGCGATTGTGCTGATCGGGCGGCGGCGGGATGTTGTCCTCGGCCTGCGCGGCCGCCGGAATGTCGCATTCCTCGAAGACGCCCACGAGCTCGACTTCGGCGTGCATCACCGCGAGCCCCGCGGCGTTGACCTCCGCACCCTTGACGTGATGGACCTCGAGCGCGATGCCCTTCTGCGGCGTCGTGAGCTCGCTCGCCGGCGCGTACTTCGCGACGTTCCACTGGAGCCCCGTCGTCTGCGTGATCGCCGAGAGCACCGGCGCGGCGGCGCCGAGCTTGTAGCCGAGCGTGCCGTTGGCGACGCTCCCGCGCCGCTGGAACGCGTTGACGACAAAGCTGACCCACCCGATCACCCCGGGCAGCGCTTCGATCTCCGCCAAGTCGGTCGTGAACGCCGCGGTCGCGCCCGATGTGGTCGACGTGAGCTCCGCGTTGCTGATGGTGCTCATGACCGGTCGCTGCGTGGCGAGCCGGTAGTCGCCGACCCAATTCGCGAACGCGCTCGCGAGTCCATTCGGGCGCGCCAGGCGCACGATCGAGCCGTTGAGAAAATCGCTCGGCAGCGTGAGCAGCTTCCAGTACGTCGAGCTGGTATCCGTGGCCGGGTCTTGGCCGGTGCTGTTCTGCACCGCCTTGTACGCACTGCCCGTGCGTCGCACGATCTGCCCGGTTGTGTACGGCGTGCCGACGTCCCAGGCGGTCAGATTCAGATCGAGCGGATACGGCGGCGGCGCGGCCACCCAGTCGTCGACCGAGTAGCGCCCGGTGCTGGTGATGGCCTGCACGAGCCCGAGCCGCGACTGGCTGACGTAGAACAACGACGGCGAGCCGGCGACGGAGATGGAGAGGGACGCCACCAGCACGTGGTTGATGTAGACGTCGAGCGCCCAGGCCTGCGGACTGGTGCCCTGACTGATCGCGCCGACGAGGTCGAGCAGGTACCGCGTCCCGATCGTGAACGTGCCTGTGATGCCCGGGCCGGCGGTCGAGATGAGCGTGCGCACGGAGCTCGCGTCGATGCTGTAGAAGGCGAACTGCCCGCTCGCGGTGAGATCGATCGAGTAGCCGGCCGCGGCCTGCGCCGCGTGATTCGACCGCCACACTTCGACGGCGACGTCGGGGAGGCGATCTTCGACACAGAACCGAAAGCGCTCCCACACCGACGTCGGATTGATACCCGTCGTCGCGATCTGCACGCTTTTCACGCCGCTGGTCGAGGCACTGTGGAGCAGCGCGTAGCTATCGCCCAGCCTGCCGCCGATCAGTGAGATGGACGTGGCGCTCTCGGCGGCGACGCCCGCGCCCGCCTTCACCGACTCAAAGCCGTTGAGCCAGTAGCGATTGCGAATCGGGGCCGGTTCGGTGTCGCGCGTGCCGTTGTTGCCGTTGCCCTCCGCGGCCGCGGTGTACACGAAGCGCCCGGCCCAGTAGAACTTCGTATTCCCCCCGAAGATCCACCACCCGTTGCTCTTCGTGAATTGCTGGACGTCGCGCGGGAAGTCGCTCGAGCCGGTGAACCACTGCGACGTCACGTAGTTCCCGCTCGCGGGCGCCGCGGTGCCGGTGTTGATCAACGGCAGGTCGCCGACCTCGGCGATCGACCCGAACTCGACCGCCGCCCCGGTCGGCGCGCGCAGGATGCCACGGATGGTCCCCTTGTACGCGAGGATCGCGCCGACGCCGGCCGGGTACGGGGCGGCGTTGCCCGCCGCAATGAAGCCATTCAACGTCGCCACGAGCGCGGCGTCGTTGAGATGGATCTCGTACTCGAGGATCTGCGTCTTGGCCATGACGTCCTCGAACGCTTAGCGCGAGAGCCCCTTGATCAGCGGTGGCGCCGGCGGCGGGGTGTCATCAGCGGCGCCGAAAGGAAAAGGGTCGGCTTGCGCTCCGCACTGCAGCACGCCCGTGAACTGACTGCGATTGCACACGCGCACGGTGAGCGCGTGGTTGCCGCGCGAGACCTGGATAAAGGCGCTGGTCTCGAACAACACCAGGCCGATCGCGTTGGGCGTCGCCGTCTTCTGCAGGATCGTGATGGCGCTGAACTCGACGCCGTCGACGTAGCCGATCGCCGCTTCGATCGCGTCGCCCTGCACGGCGCAGAACTGCGCTTTGTGCGGCGCGCCTGCCTGCACGACGGTGCCGCTCGCCGGCGGCTGATCACACGGGTGGGTCTGCGCGAGCCCCGTGGTGCTCGAGAGCAGCACCAGCGCGATCGCGACCACGAGACTTTGAACGGAGACTTTCATTCGACTGCTCCTTCGTTCGAACGAGAACAAATTTGGTTCCGCGCGCGCGGTGCTAAATGCCTTCGTCCCGATTTGCCCCGGTCTCGAGCGTGCCGGTGCTGCGCGATTTCAGCTGCACGCCGTTGGCGCCGCGCGTCTTCGGCGAGGCCTCGAGCGCCGCGGCCAGGTCATCGCGCTGCGCGGGCAGCACCGGTTCCATCCAGCCGCCGACGACCTCGCCAGCGGCGAGCGTGAATGTCTTGCCTGGCTTGATGCGCTGGCCCTTGAAGAACGCCGAGTCCTTCGACCGGTTGCGCATGCGAATCGGCACGATCGCGGTGACGTATTTCCCGGGCCCTGGCTTCACCAGGCCCTCGAGCGACACGGCGGCCCGTGGCGGCAGCGGCATGCGTTGCACGTCGGCCGACGTCTTTGGCGCGCGCGGTCGCTCGCTCGCATCGGGGTCCGCCGTCGCCGGCGTGACCGACGGCGCCAGGGACTTGGCTAGCGCCGCACCCGCCGCGCCGGCGGCCTCGATGTCGTCGAACGGCGTCGCCGGCGCGTTCGGTTTCTCTTGCTGCTTCGATCCCATCGACGTTTCTCCTGACTGGTGAAAACGCGAGCTCGAGCCGCACGCGCAGCTCGAGCTCGACGTCGACTAGATCGCGTCCGCCAGTGCCTTCCACTGCTTCGGATTCATGGTCAGGAAGGCGTTGATCGCGCCCGCCGTGGTGGTCGTGGTGGACGTGCGCACGAGGATCCCGAGGAACCGTTCGTACGGCCGGCCTTCGCCAGGCAGCGGAATGCACACGGGCACGCCGCCGGCGTTCAGTTCGGCATCGTTCGCGGCCGCGTCGTCGGTGACGAAGACGCGCGAGACGAAGTGATAGGTCGCGGTGCCATCCGTCGCGATCGCCGCTTGCGCGTCCGATGCGAGGATGAATTCGATGCCGCCTGCGGCACCGGCGGTGATGATCTCCGTGGCGACGCTGATCACGAGGTAGATCGGCTTGACGCCGGCCCCGAGATTGCGCGCCACCGAGAGATCGATGACGTCGCCGACCAGCGCCGTGCCCGCAGCGGCGGCCACCGAGACAGCGTCGGCAAATTCAGTGCGTTCGTCGAGAATCATGGGTCCAAACTCCTGTTGAAAAGTCGGCGCCGCGGTTCCATCGCGCGGCGCCGTCACACACCTGGGTCACGACAGCTGCAGGGCGGACTACGGGACGAGCGCCTCGTTGTTGACGAGCGCGTCGCACCGACGCACAGGCACGCCGTCGAACGTCATGACGTGCTTGCCGGCCACCATCTCCATCTGCAGCGTGGAGCTCGCGACCTTGTTGGTGATTTGGCGACGGAGGAACGACTTCACCGTGCGGTTCGCGTAGAACGCCGGCTTGCCCATGTTCAGCGACTGCACGAGCTCGAGCGCCTGCGTGAGCAGGTCGATCAGATCGGCACCCGTCGCCGCGTTCTTCGTCAGGTCGCTCAGATCGATGTTGCAGATCCGCACGATGTAGCGCCAATCGCGCACGGTGAGGCCGCAGTCCCACCGGTAGTGGGTGCGATACGCCTCCATGCGGCCGCCGACCCCGTCGATGTTCTCGATGGTGACCTGGCCTTTGTCGTTCATCTGGAATCCACCCTTCGAGCCCTTCGGGTAGATCCCGTGCGCGCTGTTCTCGCCCCAGACCACGAGCCAGACGCTGGTGTTGTCGGCGCCGACGCCGCCGCCTTTGATGATGTTCTGCGCGTTCTCGACACCGACGGTGGTGTTGAACCGCGGCGCCAGACCGGTGAAGGCCTCGGGCTCCGTGTCCTCGTTCGCGTAGAAGAGCGACTGCGTGATCTCCTGGTTGAAGCCTTCGAGAATCGGGCGGTTCTCGGAGAGGCGGAACGCGGCGGTGTTGCCGTTCAGATCGGCGAGCGCCTTGTCGACCTCGGCGTAGTTCTCGAGCATGCCGCACGAGTCGACGACCTTCACCGTCGTGCTCTTCGTGGGCTGCACGCCGCCGTACAACTTGCGCCACGTCGGCGCCGGGATGCCGGTCCGAGCCGTCGTCTGATGACCGGTGAGCAGGTTGCCCTCGATCATCACGAAGTCATCGAGCACCTCGTTGGTCTGATTGAGGATCTCGATGATCGCGGCGACCTTGTCGTCGGGACCGAGCGCGTTCGCCAGGTCGAGCAGGGTCGGGTGAATTGACGAGAGAGTGGCCATTGCGCTGACTCCTTCAGAGCGAACACCGCGCGCGCTACGAGCCGCCGAACAGGACGTCGGCGTGCGATCGCCGCGCGCCTCCTGCTCCGGAGCCGCCAGCGCCCGGCTGGTCTTCGCCCATTGCTTTGCCGATGCGGGCGAGCCCCTTCACGAGGGGCGAGTAGTTGCCGTACCCGCTTTTGGTGAGTGCCGTGCGGAGTGCCTTGCCCTCGGGAGAGTCCTTGGGCCAGAAGCGATCGATCGCGCGGGTCGCATCGAGCTGCGCGCGTTCGAGATTGGCTCCGCCTATGTCCGTGTCCGCGCGGAGCTCGGTCAGAAACCGCTGCGACTGCGCCGACAGGTCCTCGCTCATGCGCACGAGCGCGGCCTGCGCGGCCTCTTGCGACCACTTGTGCTCTTTGGCGATCGCGGTGATCGCCTCGATGTCGGTGGCGTCGAGGGTCGAGCCGTGCGGTACCGAGAGCTCGTAGCGTTCGGGCGCAGCCGCGGCGGCCGCAGCGGCAGCGGCGTCCGCTGCTCCTGTGCCGGCTGCTGCTGCCCCTGCAGCTCCGCTCGCAGCCGCGGCCGCGGCGGCCGCTCCTGCTGCGCCTGCGTTGGCGCCGGCGGCACTGCCGGCGGCCGCGGCGGCCGCAGCTGCTGCTGCCGCGCCTGCGTCGCCCGTTGCCGCTGCTGCTGCGCCTGTGGCCGCCTGGCCAGTTGCGGCACCACCGCTCTGGCTCGCTGCCGATCCGGCTGCTCCGTCTGCGTTGAAGAAGACCGCCGGGATTCCGAACCGCGTCATTGCGTGACTCGCTTTCGTTGCGGCCAACAAAAAAGGCCCGCCCCCGCCGTGCACGGGAACGGGCCTTCTCTTTGCGTTGGCTGGCAGCCACCGGGGATCAGCCGGGCCGCCAAGGTTGTCAGTGCCTCGCGTCTACGAGGCTCGTGTCTTCAGTCGCACCGTCTTCCGGCGATACTCGCCGCGCTGCTTCACCGCGTCCAAACCGGCGCCGGGGTGCTTCCAGCCGTCGTGTGCCGCCTGCGCCTTGAGCAGCTGCAGCTCGCTGCACGCACTCATGGGGTGCCCGCAGTCGATGCAGCGCCCGACTAGGACGTCGACGTCTCGCGTGTCGCCCACTTCACCCTCGCGGCCTCGAGCTCCGCGCGCTCCAGCGCCTCCCGCTTCATCGCCTCGTTCTGCATCTGCAGAAACAGCTCGCGGTGCGGCAGGATGTCCGTCGCCATCAGCCGGCAGCACAGGTTGTGCAGCGCCGCTTGGCTGTAGACGTCCTCGAGCGGCCCGCCAATGTGCCGCAGGTACCCGAGCTCGCCGAGCACCACGTCGTAGAGCAGCTCGCGCCCGATCGACTGCGACAGCAACCAGCGCCAGAGCTCGCGGCGGCGATCGCGCCGCTGCTTCGTCTTGCGGTCGGCAAACGCGAGCTGTTCCGCGTCAACCGTACTCTCCTGGCCCAGGCCGTCGTCCGTCATCGCGCACCCTCACGCGCGAGCGCCGGCGCGTCACCGCACGGTCCATCTCCGCGCGAATCTCCCATTCGGCCCGCCCGCGCCATTTGTGCTCGTGCTCGAGCGCGCGCTCGAGCGCGGTCTTGTCGGTCACGACCGGCGCCGGCTGGCTGCTCCGCGGATGCGACGTCCTCGGGCCTCGCCACATGCCTCACGCCGCCTTGCTCCCCATCGAGCGCAGCATCGCGTCGAGCGCACTGCCGCCCCCGTCGACGGGCGTCTGGCCGAGTGCCTGCGCCGCTTGTGCGGTGCTCTTCGCCTGCTCGGCGGCCTGCGCGCTCGCGGCCGCCTGCTGCTCCTCCGCGGCGCGCGCCTCGGCGTCTTCGTTCGTGCGCACCAACTTCGGATTGACCCCGAGCATGTCGGCGTAGTCGTCGACGGCCTGGAAGATCACGACCTTGTGCCGGACCTCGGGGAAGACCTCCGCCAGGCCGAGCGTCGACTGCAGGAAGCGATCGTGTCCAACGACGCCGATCAACTTCTGGGCCTGCGCGAGGATCGAGACGTACTCGACGGTCAGGGCCATGCCCTGCAGCTCCTCGGGCGGCTCGGGAATCGCTCCGGCGGCGAGCATGACCGAGAAGATGCGATCGACGAGCCGATCGAGCAGCTCGTCGTTCAGCCGCTCGAGCACGGGCCCCAGCGCGAGCAGCTTCTCCTCGTGGCGCTCTTCGACCTCGCGCGCGGTGATGGGAGCCCCGCCCCGCGCCGAGTACTCGCTCATGGCGAGCATGAGGAACAGGTCCTCGTAGAACGCGCGCCGGATGCGATCGCGCGTCTCCGCCATGTCCTGCAGCAAGAACTGCAGACCCTCGAGGCGCACCTCGTGAATCGGGCGCAGGCCTTGCCCGATGCCGCCGCGCGCGTCCTGCGCATAGGTGACGCCCCCGGGGACCATCGACACCTTTTCGTTCCGGAGCTCGGGCGGGCCCACGAGGGGCGGGTCGAGCGCCTTG